TGGAGTCCCGCGCTGCTCGCAACGAGGTTGTCGAAAAGTCCATGTTTTCCAGCCTGACTGATGTCTGGATTACATCGTGGATCAACGGCATTTTGTCTGGCCCGGTGACTCATGCGAAGAACATCACTGGCGGCATACTGTTCGGGGCGTACCAGATCCCCGAGCGAGCGGTGGCATCGCTCTACAGCAACATCCTGCCAAAGGGTGTGCGGTCTTGGGGGGAACTTGTACCAGGCAGCGCTGATGAGAAGATCGGACTTGATGAAGCTCTGACGATGATTCAGAGTTTGCGAAACGGGTTGCTCGAGGGTTTCCAGATGGGGGCCAGGGCTTTCCGTACTGGTGAGCCGAGCGATGTGCTGACCAAGATTGAGACGCAGCGCGGTGGGCGCGAGACGCTTGGTGAAGCATTGCAGCGCATGACCGGGGCTGACCCTAATTCATTCTTAGGCAAAGGGCTGGAGTATTACGGCACGGCGATCACGCTGCCAGGCCGAGCGTTGATGTCGGAAGACGAGTTCTTCAAGGGTGTGTTCTACCGGATGCACCTCAACACTCTGGTTGATCGTCGCGGAAAGCAGGTCTATCGGGATGCGCTTGAGAATGGCGCAACGGATCAGCAGGCTATTGCCGCAATGCAGACCGAGATGACATCGCTGCTGCAACACCCGCCAAGGGATCTCGATGATGCTGCGATGGAATATGCACGGCGCGGCACGTTCACCGCGGATCTACCTCCTGGATTGCGACAGTTGCAGAACGTGTTCAGCACACCAGCGCTGAAGGTCATTGTGCCGTTCTTCAAGACGCCTGCTAACTTGAGCATTGAGGTTATTGAGCGCACACCGTTCGCTCCTCTCAGCAGCAAGTGGCGCGATCAATTCATGAAGGGTGGTGTAGAGCGTGACATGGCGCTGGCTAAGGTCAGCATGGGTACGTCGATCATTGCTGCCTTTTCGTTGCTGGCAGCGGAAGACATCATCACCGGCAGCGGGCCATCGAGGAAAGCAGACCGTGAGGCGCTTGAGCGTGATGGTTGGAAGCCTTACTCGATCAAGGTCGGCAATTCGTACTACAGTTATGCTGGGCTTGAGCCTGTTGCCGCGCTGATGGCAATCGCAGCCGACTATGCTCAGTATGCGAAGAACGAGCCGGATGCCAGCAAGGTCGAGCATGTCTTCATGGGCGCGGTGTTCGGAACGATGGAGTACCTGAAGGAACAGCCTTACCTGCAGGGCATCGGAGACATTGCCAGGCTGATTCAATCAAGCGGCGGTGACGAGCCGATTGACATGAAGAAGCTAATGAACCAGCTCGCGCAGCAGTATGGGTCTGCGGTGATTGGCGGTTCTCCTGCTGGCGCTTACAATTCTTTGATCGCTGGTATTGAGCGCCTGGTTGATCCAACGAACAAAGATCCGAAGACGAACCCTGATCTGCCGATGGGTGTGCGCGGGTTCTATGAAGCGTTCCAGCGCTATCGTTCGCGTCTGCCATATGGCAACAACGATCTGCCTGAAGCGTTGAATCTATGGGGCGACCCGACCAAAGCCGGAGAGGGAAAGCCTTATGAATTGATCTTGCCGACACGGGTCAGCCGCGAGCAGTTCAGCGACGTTGATGACATGCTCTGGAGGATCGGCTCTCCAGTGTCCATGCCGAGTCGCAAGCTGAAGGATGTCGAACTGGATGCCTACCAGTACAACCAGCTGCTGACGATCTACGGCAAAGAGCTGGATGCGAAAGAGCAGTTGCGGAAGCTGATGAACTCGTCGGGGTTCAGTAAGTTGAGCATTGGTCAGCAACAGAAGAACATCCAGACGACACACACAAACTATATGAACCGCGCTCAGGACTTGCTGATAAGCCGAGATCCAGAGCTGAGATCGAAGATCCGTGAGATCGAAGTCCTGAAAGATGCAAACGGTCGGTATTACAAACCTTGAGGTGAACGATGGCAATCCCAATTAACAACGTCCCCCGGCGTGTCGTCTACGCGGCGAGCGGCACGGGTCCGTATGCTTTCACGTTTGAGATCCTGGCGGCGACCGACATTGCGGTTTACCGTGACGACACGCTGCTGACGCTGACCACCGACTACACGGTGACGATCAACGCGAACGGCACGGGCAGCATCACGCTGACAGCGACACCGACCGGGGCAACGCAGATTGCCATAGTCGGGAACCGCACGATCCAGCGGTTGTCTGACTTCGTGACCGGCGGTGATTTTTTCGCCAACACCCTGAACGACGAACTCGACCAGCAGACGATCTTCGCGCAGCAGAATGCCGAGGGACTGGGGCGGGCGTTGAGCGCACCGCAGACTGATCCGACGACGATCAACATGACTTTGCCGCGGGCAGCTGACCGTGCGAACAAGACGCTGAACTTTGACGTTAATGGCAACCCGGTGGCGGGCCTGGCTGTAGTTGCAACGGCGACTGGTGCGGTGGCAACCTGGATGGCCACACCATCGTCGGCAAATCTGCGCTCTGCTATGACAGACGAGACGGGTACGGGTGCGTTGGTGTTCGCAACCAACCCGACGCTGGGCGGTGTTACCGTTGCAGGCGACATCACCATCACCGGCACAGGGCGCAGAATTACCGGCGACTTCAGCAATGCGACGCTCGCAAGTCGGGTGATGTTTCAGACAAGCACGGTAGACGCTCAGACTGCTGTTGCTGCTTTACCTAATGGAACATCCCAGCAATGTCAGTTCCAGGTTTTCAACAATAGTGATCCGACAAATGCAGCGTTATGCAGGCTGGTAATAGACTCATCGGTTGCTGGTGTTGAGTCACACATCAACGGCAGCGGAACTTACCTGCCGCTGCGTTTTGTAACAGGCGGCGCAGAGCGACTGAGGATTGACACCTCTGGAAATGTAGGGATTGGCACAAATTTCTCTTCGTTTACAAGTCAGTTTGAAATCTCAAATTCATCGGGCTTCGACCCAACGCAAACTTTCTATCGAACGACAAATACCGGCGGCGCTGGTGTCGGTCGCATCACATGGGATGGTCAAAACAGTTCTCTTAGCCGTGTAAATTACGCTCGCATTCAAGGCGAAATTACTTCGTCTCTTTCCGGCGCGCACACCGGCAACTTGAACTTTTACACGGCTACGGCGGGCGCCCTGACCGAGAAGATGCGGATCGACACCGCCGGTAATGTGGGAGTTGGAACAACTTCGCCGTCAGGTGCCAGTGGAAAAGTATTGGAAGTCAACGGCGGTGCGGGGCAGGCGCGGCTTGTCTTGAAGAACAACACCACTGGTAGTGCGTCTACGGATGGTTCGCAGATTGCTTTGGTTAACAGCCAACTTGTCATCCAGAATCGAGAAGCATCGGAAACCATTTTTGAGACTAACGGCAACGAGCGAATGCGTATCGATTCCTCGGGTAGCGTTGGAGTTGGAGGATCGTCTTTCGGTAGCGGGACGCTGGTCATTTTTATTGCGAACACAACTGCTGCGCCGACTAGCAACCCTGTGGGCGGTGGAATTCTGTACGTCGAGAGCGGGGCATTGAAATATCGCGGATCGTCTGGCACCGTCACAACGATTGCAAATGCTTAAAGGGGCAAACATGAACTGGATCATCGAATGGCTGAAGACCACACCGTCAACCGCAAACCCTGCCGAGTGTGTAGTGCAGGCCGGATGGCGCTGCAATGGCGAACAAGACGGGTTCACCGCAACGGTCTACGGATCGGCTGGGTTCACTCACACCGCGGGCGAACCGTTTACACCGTTCACGAATCTCACCCGCGAGCAAGTGCTTGGCTGGGTGTGGGCGGGTGGCGTTGACAAGGCGGCGGTCGAGGCGAACATCCAGCGACAGCTTGACGAACAGATCAACCCGCCTGTCGTTGACCAGGCGTTGCCGTGGGCGTGATCGACATGGGCAACATCAACGAAATCGAGGCAAAGCTGATGACGCATGAAGCTGTCTGTGCCGAGCGTTACGCTGGCATCAACGCACGATTGAAGAGGCTCGAGCAGATACTGATGGCGAGCGCTGGCACGATCATCGTGCTGCTCATCGGCCTGGTTGCGAAGGTCTAGCAATGCTCGATCCCGTCTCGCTGCTCGCTACCGCAACGGCGGTCTTCAACGGTCTGAAGGCCGCGGTCGAGGTCGGGCGCGATGCCGAGGATGTGTTCTCGCAGCTGGGCAAGTGGGCTGGCGCGGTCGCTGATCTGCAGGAGTGGATGAGTACCGAAGAAGAGAACGCAAACAAACCTCCTCCATTGTTTAAGAAATTGGTGTTCGCCAAATCAGCGACTGCGGAGGCATTTGACGCTTACGCTGCGAAGATTAAGATTCACCAGATGGAAGAAGAGATCCGGCATATGTTCACGCTGGGCGAACTCTGGTGGCTGGGTAAAGAGGGATACAACGAGTTCATCCTGATGCGGAGAAGCATCAAAGAGAAGCGCGAGAAGATGGTCTATGAGCAGATCAGGCGGCGCAAGAAGCTGATCAAGATGGTGACGGACTATGCCTTCATCGCAATGATCCTGTTTACCGGCGGGCTGATCATGTACCACATCATTGACTTCGTGCTAGAGCAGAGCAAATGAGCAACGATCAGATCGAGGTCAGGGTGTGGGCAGCAATCACCCTGTCGCTGACCGGCATCCTGGTCATATCGGTGCTGACGATCCTCGGCGGTGTGCTGTTCGTCGAGCATGACATGGAGCGCATGAGTCCAATCGACGAGGCTTTCCTCGCAATCCTTAAAGACATCATGCTGCTCTGCATTGGCGCAATCGGTGGTGTCGTTGGTCGCAAGTCCCTATCAACTGCGCTGGAGAAACGGAATGATCCCTCTCGGTCCACTACTTGAGGTCGGCGGCAAGATCCTCGAGCGCGTCTTGCCTGATCCAGAAGCGAAGGCGAAGGCGCAGGCCGAGCTTGCCAAGCTGCATCAGGATGGCGAACTGGCGAAGATGGCCAACGAGACGAAGCTCTTCGAACTGGAGCAGAACAACCTGACCGAGCGGCTGAAGGCCGACATGGGCAGCGACTCCTGGCTGTCGAAGAACATCCGACCCATGACGTTGATCTTCATCCTCGGCGGGTACTTCACGTTTGCGATGATGTCGGCGTTCGGCAAGGACACCAACGAAAGCTACGTCCAGCTGCTAGGTCAATGGGGGATGCTCATCATGAGCTTCTATTTCGGCGGGCGCACACTCGAGAAGATCATCGACATGAGGGCGAAGAAATGAGCTTTGAAGAATGCTTGAAGCATGTCTTGGCGCACGAGGGTGGATTCGTCGATCACCCGGCTGATCCCGGCGGCGCGACGAATCTCGGCTGCACAAAGGCGGTGTGGGAAGAATGGTGCGACAGGCCGGTCACGGTTGACGAGATCAGGGCGCTGACACCCGAGGATGTCGCACCGCTCTACCGCAAGAAATACTGGGACGCGGTGGCTGCGGGCGCGATGCCTGCTGGCGTTGCTTACTGTGTCTTCGACACGGCGATCAACAGCGGGCCAGGCAGGGCGGCGAAGTTCCTGCAGGCGGTGGTCGGCGCGGCGCAGGACGGAGCGATAGGGCCGCGGACGCTGGCCGCGGTCAACGCGATGGACCAGCAGGAACTCATCAACAATTACTGTGACAAGCGGCTGGCGTTCCTGCAGGAGCTGAAGACCTGGGAGACATTCGGGCGGGGCTGGGCGCGGCGCGTCTTGGATGTCAGGCGCACCGCGCTCGAGATGATTACTTCTGGCTAGGGTCCAGGCTTGCCCCGAGGATCTTCAGGCGGCGCTGGTGAGCAGCATTCAGCACCGACTGCAGCACCGGGGCCAGGCGGTCGGTGACCTTCTCATTGGCCTCCTTCAGTTCGCGCAGCTTGGTCATGCGGGTACGCGGCTCGGCTCGGCCGGCGGTGGCGGTCTTATCGGCTAGCTGGTTGTAGGCAACGAGCCAATCCTCCAGGCTGATGTGCATTGAGTGCGGCTCGGTCTTGCCGGGTACTCGCAGCGGGTAACCTTCCTGCTCGACTGCCTTCTGCAGCGCCTGGTCGGGCGGCACACCTGACTCCTCGATGATTGCCGCTCGCTCCTCGATTGCCTCAACCACCTCGGGGATCTCGATCACCTCGACGCCTGCAGCGGCGAACTCGGCGGTGATCTGCTCGAATGTCGCTGCCTCACCAGGCTCAACGGTGTCGGCCAGCTGCTGCTCGATGACTGCCGGGGCGCTGATCGGCACACCGACCGGGGCGGCGATCCGATCCAGCGGGTTGCGCGGTGTGATGTCTCGCTCCCGCGGCGCTGCCTCTGCCGGGTAGTCCTGCGCTTCCTCGGCGGTGATCAACCCTTTGAGGACATCCGGGAACGCATCGCGCAGCGCGAAGCCTCGCGCTCTCATCTGCATCATGCGCTTGGGGTAGGCTTGCCACGGTCCTGCTTTGCCCCACAATCCTGCTCGCTTGGCATCCTCGACGCTGAACCGTGCGGTCACCGGGTTGCGACCGCGGCGCTTGGCTACACAAACGGCGACCGGGTTTGCAGTGCCTTCACCCTCGAAGTATTCCTGCACATCCTCACAGACGGGGCTGGCCTGCACCAGCGCCATCGCAGCGTCACCGTAGACTGACGGTTTGCCGTTGATCACGGCGATGTTCTGGAGTGCCTGCATCGGTGCCAGGCCGATCTCATATCCCCATTGCACACAGACCATGATGTCCTGCGGCTTGCCTTGATAGGCTTTCGGGACCATGCTGGACTCGGCCAGCATACGACTGAACTCCATCGCTTCAGTCATAGTGGACGGGGCGAATCCGCGGTGGGTGGTGAGTGCTGTCATTTCGGTTGCTCCTGAAGGTGTTCTTTAATGTTTTCAATAACGGCCAGGCTGATCGCGGCGACCACCTCATACGCTCGCTCTTCTTCGAGGCCGGGGATGGCAGACTGCAGGGCCAGCACCGCTCGGTCATACGCAAACAGAATCGGGTCATCTTCCATTGCTGTTCTCCTTGATCTGGATCTTCAGGGTTTCCAGCGCGGAGCGCAGTTCGCTCTTCGCCAGTATGAGATTGGTGCGCTGCGCCACCGACATCGGCAGCATGGCCAGCGCATCCTCGATTGCCTGCAGGCTTGTCGCCAGAGTGTAAGCGCTGACTGTCACTTGACTTCCTTCAGCGCGAGGGTGGACTGCCTGATGCTGTAGGCAGCTTTCGCCGGGGTGATCTTCTCGGGCTGCGCTTTGTAGTGGCGCATCGGCCAGCGCACGATTGTCGATCCAAGCCTACCCTCGGTCGCTGTTCCGAGCAGCAGCTTGAGGGCTGTCTCTGCCTTCGTCTTGCGCTCCTGTGCATCCTCGATGTCGGCGGCAGCGCGTTGCATGTCGTCGATCAGCATCGCGGCATGAGCAGGCAGATCGACCTGAGTGTCTTCCGCAACGGGGAAGATCCGCTCGGTGTCGCCAGCCTGGTCGGCCGGGTACCAGTCTATCGCTCCGGTGTCCCGCCAAAACTGGACGCGGCGGTCGAAGTCGAACACCGCATTGCTGATAGCGGCGAGTGACTCGGGGTGCGGGGCGAACAGAAAGATCCGCAGTTCGATCCCCTGATACAAGACACACACGGCGCCCCACTTTGCGCCGATGATGTCCATTTGCGCCTGCAGCTGGAGCGGGCCGCGGTCGAGCGCCGGGACATCCTCGGGCCATGAGCTGGTGAGCTTGGCTTCGAGGACACCGATACCGTCAAGCGCAATCGAGTCCTGACCGACGACGATGATCCCGCTCGCCGGGTCAGACACCAGGCGCTGGCCACCACCGTCTGCAGTCCCGTCCAGCGAACAGGCCAGCGGCAGATCCGGGTGGAAGCGGGCCTCGGGGTGATCGAGCTGCAGGTCGCGCAACTGCAGGCGCTTCGCAGCCTCGGCCAGAATCGTCGGCTCAAGCGCGTTGCCCCAGTCAGCAGCCTCCGATCCCTTCCAAGGTTCTTCGATGCCCTGGTGGGCCTGTATCACCGCCTGCAGGGTATCGTTGCGGCTGGCATATTTGCTCATTGCGAGCAGCGCCGGGATGCGGCTGGCGCTCATCATCGTGTTGGGTGTGACCTTGCCTACCATGTCAATGCTCCTCGTTGTTGAGCTTGTATGAGCGCACGGCTCGACCGTGTGACTCGGGGTGGAACGCGACGACATACCCGGCGGCGCGGAGTGCCGGAGTCCTGAAAACTGCGCCATAGAGTGACGGGTGCGCCCCATCCGGCAGCGGGCAGCGGGGCCGAATGTCATTGATCGACACGCTGCCGAAGTCCAGCGCGACCTTGACCGCGACATCGCGGGCCTTCAGCACCCAGTCACGGTGCCGCTCTTCGTGCGAGTCGAGCGCTTGCTCCTTAAGTTCCTGTGCTTCAGTTGTCATCTTCGTCCTCCTCAAAGCGGCTGGTGTCGCCGTGGCGCAGCTTGCGCCAGGCTTCGTAGTTGATCCTCATCATGCGGCGCTGGCTGGGTTCCCATCCACCTACGTCCCGCGGACTGCTGTCATAGATCGTCTCGAGCAGGCGGCGACGAAAGATGCCGACATCGATGTCGAGCCATTCAAGATAGGCATCAACTCCGGTCGCGTCTTCGTCGAACAGAAAGCGGGCAGCGGTAAAGCTGTGACCCGAGATTGTCATTTCACGTTCGCCGGGTTTCCGAGCGCGATCCCAGCGCTGATCCCGACCTGCAGCCAGGTCGCGCAGGGCGGTTGCTACGACCGAGGCAAGCAGCTTCTCGCATTGCCGCGTCTGATACGCGGCATCCAAGATCACGCCAGCCATAGCATCATCCCGATGAGTCCGATCCACAACAGCAGCTGGATGACGCTGCCGATTACCTGCGAGGCGGTGAGTCCCTCGCGCTGGTCCAGCAGGCGGGCCTGCCAGAAGATTTCTTCGTGGGTGAAGTCCCGCCGCAGCGGGCGCTGGTAGGCCGACCCGATGGCGACCTTGCAGAGTGGCTTGTCGTTCATGCTGTTGCTTCCTCTTGGTTGAGACGGTTGATCAAGTTGCTGACCTGCTGCGCTGACCAGGCGAGGCCACCGCGGGCGGTCTTGACTGAGCGGGCCTGCAGCTGGGCGGCGATGTCACGCAGGGTCACGGCACCAGCAGCGCGGATCTCGGCGATGACCGGGGCCAGCGTAGCAGCGTACCTCGTAGCAGCGTCAGAAACGGCTGCAGCGCCACGTTCGGGGCTGGGTGACCCCAGCACAACACCTCGGGCTTTTGCGGCTTGCAGGGCCGCTGATGTCCTCTCGCCGATCTTGCGAGCTTCCCACTCGGCGAACACGGCGCTCATCTGCAGCCATGTCCGATCAGCCTCGGGCATGTCGGCGCAGCGGAATGCGACACCGGACTCGAGCAGCCCGGAGATGAAATGGACGTTCCGCGCCAGGCGGTCGAGTTTGGCGATTATGAGGGTGGCCTTCGCCTTACGCGCTGCAGCGAGTGCTGCGATCAGCTGGGGGCGGTCGGTCTTGCGACCGGACTCGACCTCGGTGTACTCGGCCAGCAGCGGCGCTCCGGCGATGTGCGCCAGGACTGCTGAACGCTGGGCCTCGAGGCCAAGGCCGGACTTGCCCTGGCGGTCGGTGCTGACTCGGTAATACGCGATGTAGGTCATGTCGTCTCTCCTGTTGGACTCATCAGCAGGCGCGTTACGCCTGGACCCCCGAAGGGGTTTCGTCCTTACTTGCTGCAGAATGCGTTGAAGGCTGCAACTTCTGCTTCTGCTTCCTCTATGCTGCTGAAGAAGCGCTCATGCGCGGTGTTGAAGGGGAGCAGGATGAGCATGGCGAACACGCCGTCAGCGCGGTGCTTGATTGATTCGATGTAGATCATTGCGTTCTCCTGTTTTGTGTTGCGATATCGTTGTGACATCGCATGGACTGAACTATGCCAGCGAATCAGGCTCTTGTGTTGGAATATTTTTTGATCGTTGCCGATGACCCGATAGGCAAAACCTAATCCTCCTCTGAGCAGCAGGTGCTGGCGATGTGCTGGACATCTGATACCGCAACGATATCATTGACCGCATGAAGACACCATTGAAGCCAATACTGATCCGGCTGCGACCGGATGCCAGGGCGCTGCTCGACCGTGCTGCAGATCAGCAGCGGCAGAGCAGGGCCAGCATCATTGAGGGGCTGATCCACGCTCACCTGGTGCAGACCGGGGACGTCCAGGTCAGGCTGCAGCGCTTGCTGGGGCCGCGGCGATGAGCGACATCGTGAGAGTCCGCAACCTGCAGGTCGGCGACTGGTTTGAGCTGTCGCGCACCGGCGAAGTCTACGAGTACCACCACCGCGATCTGGAGACGCCTGGCGGGACTCGGCATTGGGTACGCAAGCAGGGCCAGGGCAAGCTGACAACGCTGCACCACAGTTGCCATGTGCGGGTGTTGCAGCGGGCAGCGTGGCGCGAATGAGCCTGTCGCTCTACTGGTGGCTCGACGGCGATGCTGTCGGCAAGGGCAGGCCGCGGGTCAGCACGATTGGCGGCAGGCCGCGCCTGTACACGCCAGCCAAGACCGCGGCATGGGAGCGCCAGGTCGCTGATGCGTGTCAGGGTGCAATGGGGTCGCTGGCACCGACTGAGAGAGCTTGGGCGGTGCGGATCGACATCAGTTGCCGGGTGCCTGCCAGTTGGCCGCGGAAGCGCCGGGAAGCGGCGCTGCAGGGCCAGGAGATACCGGGCAAGCCTGATCTGGACAACGTGGCCAAGGCGGTGCTGGACGCCTGCAACGGGGTTGCGTACATCGATGACAAGCAGGTTGTGCGGCTGACCGTCAGCAAGCGCTACGGTGCATCGCCAGGGATTGAAGTACATATGCACGAGGTGATCGATTGAATGACGGGACGAGGCATTGCAGCCACTGCCAGCAGCGCAACAGGGTCGAGGGCGGCGACTGGAAGGTCAGCAATGGCGGCAGGAACAGACGATGGCAATGCGGATGGTGCATGTCACGCTTGCGGGAAGCGACACGACAACGCGAAGCTGATGCAGCTGCCAGACGGAACGATGGTGGGGCTGCAGAGTGAAGCCTGGCGGCATCATTGCGAAGTCATGTGGGCGCTGCGACTGCCGGATCGAGTCGGGCCTCGCAGCAAGCGCTGGACAAAGGCGATGTATATCAACGAGGTCCGGGCCAAGCGCGGCGATGCAGCTGCTGACCGGCTGCGGATGGATCTGATCAAGGCATGGAAGGAGCAGAATGAAGCACACGGAGCTGATCGTGTGGCGACCGTTAAACGATCATCCAGAGCGCGATGAGACGGTGCTGGTAACGCTGGACGATGACCGGCAACGGTGGTGCTGGGCGGCAGTCTGGGATGGCCAGCAGTATCGGGACGCATGCGGGATGAAACCGTATCGGCCAGGACTGGTGCGGTGCTGGGCGGCGATGCCTCGAGGACCGTTGTGAATGAGCCACCGCGGATCAGGCTTGCAGCAACGCCAGCCAAGCGCAAGATCAAGCCGATCCCGGTTGACCCGAGCGAGGTGTTCGCAGTCATCCCGGCTGCAGTCGCCTACGATCCGGACATCCACCCGGCTGCAATCCGCATCCTCATCGCAATGGCGCATCACGCCAACATGCACGGTGTCACCCATGTCAGCCAGGCCCGCATCGCCACGCTGGTCGGCATCCAGCGACCAACAGTCTGCAAGCACATCGCCACGCTCGCCGAACACCTCTACATCGCAAAGCTCAGACCAGCAGAGAAGGGCAAGCGCGGCATCACCTGGCGCATCGTCTACGACCGCGAAGCAGCTGCCGAGTACCGCAAACTCATCACCCCGCACATCAAAGGGAAGTTCGCACCAATGAACGCTAATAAAAGCTTAAGAGAGAGAAAGAAAGAAAATAAACAAAAGAAAGAAAGCGTTTCGATTGACGAAAGGTTGCGAACGGTAGTGATCGAGCGATACGCTGCCGAAGGTCTGCCGCAACCATCCGAGGCGCTGATCGCTGAATCGGTCGCCGACCTGCTGCGGCAATGCCCCGAGATCGCGTCAGAACAGCCTACAGCGCACGATCAGGCATCCGGTAAGGGCGACATAGCCTGATGTGCTTCCAGCGCGTTGTAGAGCCTGTAATCGCCTCGTGTCAAAACCCAATCGGACGTTTGGTTTTGGACAGGGGGGAGGGGTAGCGTGTCCAGCGCCAGCCAGCAGCGAAGCTGCGGTGCGCTCGAGAGGCGGGGGCCAGGCGGCGAGAGGGCGGCGGCGAGGGAGGCGACCCCTTGCCCCCCCCCGGTCACCCGGTAGCGTGTGGGGACCTCCCCAAAATTTTCTTCTCTTTTTTCAGGGGTGAGTGATGAAGCTGAGTGGTGATCGGAATCAATGTCGAGGGTGTGGGGTGTACTTCAATTCGGTGGCTGCGTTTGACCGGCATCGAGTGGGTGCGATGGATGCGAGGCGGTGCTTGGATGAAGGGGGGATGATGGCGCGTGGGATGGCGAAGAATGCTGCGGGGTTTTGGGTTGGATCGTTGATGCCGATTGGAGCAGTTGCCGAAAGGCGAAACAGCGACGATCAGGGTGTGGTTGGTATCGAGGTAGCCTTAGGGTGTGATCGGGGCTGAAATGCGTTTACGCAAAGTTCAAGGAGATTGATGATGACGTATGAGATGAGAGAGGGTCAGGGGTCGTTGTTTGCGAATGATCGGAAGAGTGAGGAGTGGCATCCGGAGTTTCGAGGGAAGGTGATGTTGCCTGGAGGTGTGGTGCATTGGGTTGATGTGAAGGAGCGTGTTGGTGCGAGGGGTCGGTGGTTATCGTTGAGGATCGGGAGGGAGGTTGGTCCTGGTGCGGTGAGTCGGCATGAGGTTGAGAAGTCGAACGGGTATCAGAAGCCTGGTGGTGATGAAGACATTCCGTTTTGAGGGGTGAGAGATGGCGACGAGGGGTCCGAGTGAGCTGGGTGGGTGGAGCGGGGTTGCGTCGATTCAGCGGAAGCTAGAGCGGTCGGTGACGATCACGATGAATCGTGAGGCGATTGCGTATCAGATGCTTGCGATGGCGAGTGCTCAGATCACGGACATTTTGTCCTGGGATGAGGACGGGAATGTGAAGGTTAAGCCTGCCAGTCGGATACCGGATCATGCGTTGCTGGCGATCAAGAACATCAAGGTGACGAAGGGGAAGGATGGTCGGCAGACGCTCGAGGTGGAGTTGTACGACAAGGTCGCGGTGTTGCGGATCCTGGCGAAGGCGAGTGGCTTGCTGGATGCGCCGGAGGGTGACGGGGATAAGCCGAGTGTGATCGATGTGAATGTGGTTGCACCGAGGGGGGAGGAATGATCAATCTGCAGGCGGTGACGGATGCCGAGCTGGTGTTCCGTCCGATGAATGGGTGTCCGACAGGCCCGAAGGTTCTCCTGCTGAACAAAGCAGGGATTGCCAGCACGGGCTGGTGGGACGGGAAGGACGGTTGGTATGTGGGTTGGTTCCCGTTGCCAACGATTCCTGCTGAGATCAGAACGCTGGTGGAGCCGACGTATCGGACGAACATTGGCGCGTTGCTGGGGGATTGAGATGAAACCCAAATTCACCCGCATCATCGACGGCATCCCCTGCATGACGGTGACGGAGCATGAGCATATCGTCGGTCAGTTGGTGAAGATCATCGAGAGGATGGTCATTCATGTCGAGCCAGATTGCGGTGATCCGACTTGTCTCGATTGCGAGGTGTGGCGACCGGCATGGAGAGCGATAGAGGAGTTAAAGAAATGACCATCGAAGCAATGAAGCAGGCGCTGGAGGCGTTGGAGAACGTAAGAAGTTACGACAAAGGAGATCTTTACGGACTTGATGAAGACATCGCCGCCATCCGCGTTGCCATCGAACAGGCAGAACGTGACTGGTCGCTCCTCGAAGCAACGCAGGAATCGCTGCGCGAGCATATGGCAGAGATCCAGCGCCTGAAGCAACGCCAATGGGTCGGGCTGACGGATGAGGAGAAGCGTCAGATTGTTCTGGACGATCCGATTGATTGGGTTGCCGCAATCGAAGCAAAGCTGAAGGAAAAGAATGAAACGTCTTGATCACCCGAGTTGCTCTTGCCAGAAGGGTAAGGGCAGCGATGTGAAGGAAACCCGCATGGATACACGATACGGGTTCACCTGGCGGCGTAGAGTGTGCCTCGGATGCGGTGAGACATTCGGCAGCTACGAGATACCCGAGGACAGCATCAACATGAGTATGTTCACACCGATTGATCCAGATGGAGGCATTGCCAGGCGATGAGAACGAAAGAGCAAAGCGCAAAGGAGGTCGGTGCTGGCGGGCTGAATCTCGACTTCAGCGAGTCCCCTGTCGTCTTCGACTTCGTGCAGGACCGATCATTCGTCGGTGGTGTCATGGGGCCGGTCGGAAGCGGTAAGTCATACGCCTGTGCCGCCAAGATATTCATCCGGGCTGTCCAGCAGAAACCCTCGCCAATCGACAACATCCGATACTCTCGCTGGGCGGTGGTGCGAAACAGCTACCCAATGCTGAAGACCACCACTATCAAGACCTGGCTGGATCTGTTCCCTGAGTCCACATTCGGTCCCATGCTCTGGACGCCACCCATCACACACCACATCAGGCTACCTGCCCGCGGTGAAGCAGCAGGCATCGACTGCGAGGTGATCTTCCTAGCGCTGGATCAGCCCAAGGACGTCAGGAAGCTGCTATCCCTCGAGCTGACAGGCGCATGGGTCAACGAGGCCAGAGAACTCCCCAAAGCGGTTATAGACGGGCTGACGCACCGCATAGGCAGGTATCCCACTAAGCGCGATGGCGGGGCCACCTGGCGCGGTATCTGGATGGATACGAACCCGATGGATGATGACCATTGGTGGCACAACATGGCCGAGAAGGAAAAGCCGAAAGGCTGGAAGTTCTGGAAGCAACCGGGCGGTGTCGTCGAGGTTCCCGCTGATGATCTACCCGACAACCCCGAGGCCAACGATCATGTCCTGGCAAGCGGTAAGTGGTGGAAGGTCAACCCAAAAGCCGAGAACATCAACAACCTGCCGGGTGGCTACTACCAGGCCATGCTGCCGGGTAAGAACCTCGACTGGATCAGGTGCTATGCCGCGGGTGCGTACACCTATGTCCAAGAGGGTAGACCAGTCTGGCCAGAGTACGACGACAACACCATGAGCGGCGAGACTGAGGTTGACCCGTCTGCCCCGATTCAGATCGGTCTGGACTTTGGTCTGACGCCTGCAGCGACTATCGGGCAGAGGCTCGGCAATGGCCGCTGGGTGATCCACCATGAGATCGTGACCTTCGACATGGGCCTCGAGCGCTTCGGGCTGCAGCTGCTGGCTGAACTCAATCAGCGCTTCCCGAATCATCAGGTGCTGCTGTGGGGCGATCCTGCAGGCATGGCGCGAGATGCGATCTACGAGGTGACCAGCTTCGAGTTCTTGCGAACGCTCGGGCTACGAGCGCAGCCAACAGCCAGCAATGACTTCAAGGTCCGACGAGAAGCCGCTGCAGCGCCGATGCAAAGGCTGATACTGGGTAAGCCTGGCCTGATCGTCAATCGCTCCTGCAAGATGCTCAGGAAGGCTCTTGGAGGCGGGTATCACTTCAAGCGTGTTGCGGTCGGTGCTGGACAGGAACGATTCAGAGACGCACCCAACAAGAACGAGCATTCGCACATCGGGGACTCATTCGGCTACCTGATGCTGGGCGGTGGCGAGTACAACCGCATGACCCGGACCTCGAAGCTCGGCGCATCACCGATGGTCCAGCAGACTGTCGCTAAGTCTGACTTTGATGTGTTTGCATGATGGATTGAGATCAGATACGATCAAGCTGTTGGCGTGGAAACCGACGGCAGAACCCTTGCACATGCTTCCCGCCCAGTCTTCTCCGGTCTGGGTTTCCACCGGGGAGCAGCTGCAAGGGTTTTCTTTTGGTGAAGCGCCAGCATCGAGGGGGCCATAACCCAGCCCTCGGTGCGGTAGACGCGACCAATCCGGATAAACGTGGCGAATCGGGTGGTGCTTAAGTAGCGCAAGCGAACGGGGCCAGAGACTCGGGGTCGAAAGACCAGCCTAGATAAACCAGAGCGTCTGATGACCGGGATACCATCAACCCTTCCGGTCAAAGAAACGAGGCTCCCCCCTCGGGTGAGGTTGTCATTCGGTTTTCGCAGGATGATCTTCGTAGCCAGATATCGCACCGATATCGAAGCATTGCCACGAAGCGCTGCTCCCAGCAGAATCACCGTCATGAGCGATATCACTCATCACTTTGCGGCTGGTCTGTACGCGAAACAGCATACCCTCGAGCTGGATGAGGTGGCTGAGAAGCATGTTCACAGTCACGATCACTTGAGCATCCTGGCGGCTGGGTGTGTCATCGTTGATGTGGACGGTCAGTCTGACATTTACGGTGCGCCTGCTTGCATCGTCATCAAGGCCGGGAAGAAGCACAAGATCACCGGGTTGATGAAGAGCGTCTGGTTCTGCATCCATGCGACAGACGATACTGATCCTGACCACATTGATCACGTTTTGACCGGGGATTGAAATGGCATTGATTTCCGCAGCAATATTATTCGGATCTGCGGCGATGGCGAACGAAGCGCGGAAAGCGCGGAAGTCTGCAAGCGAATCGCAGGTTCAGCAGTTGGCTCAACAGGCCAAAGACGCAGAGCGAATGCGTCAGGCAATCGATGCTCAGACCGCAGCCTATGCCAGGACAGGCGCATCGCTCGAGCAGCAGGCAGAGACTGCCAAGCGTTCTTTCGAGGCCAGCCAGTCACAGTACGCTGAGAACAAGCTGATGATGGAGCGCCAGGCCGAGGAAGTCAGGAAGGCGACAGACGAGGAACGGCGCAAGGCGGCACAGTCCGAAGCGACTGCGCTTCGAGCGAGAACCCGCGGCGGTCGCAGGGCGCTCCTGTCGCAAGAACGCACAACGCCTGAGCTGGGCATCACCAGCCCGATGCTTGGTTCGCAGGGCATGATCTGATGGCTACCGCATACCAGCGCAAAACCGCAGCTCGCAGGGCGACCAGCGGAATCGACAGGCTGGCATCAGAGTTCGACAAGCGGATGCGAGAGCTGTCCGGTCAGCAGGCCGAGAGCTTTGGCGCATACACCCGGCAGGTCGCTGAGACGATGGCTCCGTATGAACAGCAGATGGACCAGTACCGCACTACCCTGCTGCCTGAGTACGAGAAGCAGCGTCAGTCATACCGGCAGTCGCTCGAGGCTTTCCAGGCTCAACTGGAAGAAATTAAAAAAAATCCCACCGTCACTAAGACAGAGCAGGTCGAAATGCCTCGCGGTGGTCTTGCCGGGGTGTTCGGCAGAACGAAGACGGTTACGCAGGAATACCAAGAACCTCGGGAAGTGCCGACCTTCGATCAGGTTGCGCCTGTTGCGCCTGCGATACCTGAAGCCCCGAAGATCGGAGAGTTCGAGACAGCAGGGTTCGAGCAGAAGCGCAAGCAGCTGCAGTCTGATCTTCAGCGCGAGCTGGGTGAGCGGCGCGGTGCGCGGATGGCCGCAGTCCAGCGCCGACCGCGTGGCGGTCTAATGCAAGGAGCGTAAGCATGGACAAGCAAGACAAGATGAAGGCGAAAGCCGCGAAGGTCATGCGCGAGTACAAGGCCGGGACGCTGAAAAGCTCAAGCGGCGAGAAGGTCACCAGCCGCGATCAGGCGGTGGCCATCGCAATGTCCGAAGCGGGGTACAAGAAGAAATGAAAGAGGTTTGGGACAAGGACAGGCCGAAGGGTCTTGGCAAGCCGAAAGAGCTGTCACCGATGCAGCGCAAAGCCGCTGAGATGATGGCGAAGAAAGCTGGCCGAACGTATCCGAATCTGGTGGACAACATGCGGGCGGCGCAGAAGAAATGAAGGCGGCGCACAAAGATCCCGAGGGTGGGCTGACCGAGGCCGGTCGCAGACACTTCGAGCGGTCAGGCGAGAGCAAGAACCTGCAGCCTGGCGTGAAGGAGTCGAATCCTTCTGGCGTCAGGGCGCGGCGCAAAGGATCTTTCCTGACCCGTTTCTACACAAACCCTTCAGGTCCGTTGACAGACGACAAGGGTGAACCGACTCGGCTGGCGCTCGCGGCTCGGGCATGGGGCGAGCCAGCGCCGAGAACCGCAGCATCGG